GTGCCGCTGCTTGATTAGCTTGTTGCTGACCAAAGTTTTGAAATACGGGCTGCAATCCGCTTACATCCTGCATTGGCCGCATTGCTTGAATATATGGGTTCATAATTGTCCGTAATCTACGGCTTTATAGCCGTTATCAAGGGTTATTACAGCATTAGGGTACATAGCCTCTACTTCTTGTGCCATCACGCCTGTATGCGTTCCATGACCTGCTAATGGGTGATCCTTAAATTCAGGCTTGTACTCGTATGTATATACGGGTAAACCATTAGGCAACCAAGCAATGTGCTTAATATTTTCTTTTGTGCGAATGTCAGACATAAGTGCTGCACCGCCAAGACTAAACAATCCTTGTGTCATTGCGTTATTAGCGGCATTTTGTGCGTTAGAAGCACCTAGTTGTGCGTTATAGCCCATTTGTGTAGCACCTAAAATATCAGCACCAGCGGTATTGGCTTGCATAGCAGGGTTTACAAAAGTAGGGCCTTGCACCTGCGATCCAGTTCTTACTGCGTTTAGCGTGTTTAATGGCTCATTACGCAAGTATGCTTGCTCTTGCAATCCTTGTTGGCGGGCTTGCTGACCAACGCCAAAACCTTGTGTAGTAGCGGCAGCTAATAAGTCATTTTCACGCTGGGCTTGTGTCTGCATTGCCCGTTTATAGGCTTCTGAACCAATCGGAATACCTCTATTTGCTAAATCAACATTAAGGGCTTCACGACCTTGCTCAATCTGTGGGCGTAAGCGTTGCATATAAGCATCTTGGTACGACTGGCTAGGATTAAACCCTGTAGTCGGCAATTGACTTGTATCAAACGGGTTATCAAGCATATTGCTGACATAACCCAAACCTTTACCAGTTAATTCTCCAAGACCTATACTGGTTCGATTTTGATAATCTAAAAGTTGTTGCTGTGCAGGAGCAAGGGATTGTGTAGCTTTCCACATAGGATTGCCAAACTTATCTTCGCCTGAAACTTCATATTCAAGCGAACCATAGGGCGTGTATTGGTTTACACGATTGGCAGCAATATTTGCACGGGCAGCTTCTAAGTTGCCTGCCGCAGTTTCTTTTGCCGCACCAGCGTAATCGGGTGGCGGTGGCGCACTAGCCGACTTTCCCATATCTTTCTCCTAAAAATCTACATTTGTCTTTTGACATTACAAAAAACAACAAATCTCCAGTAGGAAAAACATCAAGTAATCGTGCTTGTTCCTCAAACCCCAATTTCTTGACAAACTCTACCGACTTGTCGTTACTACTTGCTACTGGGGCAATTATCTTATCTACCCCTAATTGTACAAAAGGATAATCAAAAATGGTATGTAAATATTGCTTATTTAACCCGTTTCCAAGGTAAATATGACAAGTTACAGACTTTTTATTGAAATCCTCATACCAAACTACTGATTCTATTTCATCTTTTACCCAACCGATTGTGGTGGAATTTTCGGGTGTCCATACCATGTTTAACTTTTGGGCAATAAATGGCCCTAATAAGTCTTTATCAAAACATAGCAATTACAATACGCCCCCAAGTTCCATTACATAATCAGTCGATGCCCAATGAAAATCAATTCCTTGAGATGCCACATTTATATTAATTGATCCTGAAAAACCTGTTCCTGTAACGCCTTGCCAAAATTTAGAGGTGGTTAAATTGCCGCCCCAACTAGCGTCATCCCACACGGCATTGTCCCAAGTAGCTACATCTAAAGTAGAAGGATTAAAGGCTATTTGGTTGGTTAAAGGTTGAGTGTCAAAATCGGTGCTGATACCGCATAAAACGGTTGGTAAGCCGTTATCTGTCTGTAGGATAGGGCGTACTAAGGTAAAGCGTTTGTTTTGACCACGACTGTCAAAATAACTGTACGCTTGTTGTGCAGTTGCAACAATATTTGACCCTGCATCAGAAAGTTGGGTATAAAACTCGCCAACAAAGCCGTTAGCCCCAAAGAAAATTCTATTGTTTCCCGAAACTTCCCAGCAAATAGCATTTATTCCTGTAAATCTAGCCCAAGACTTAGTAATGGTGTGCATTACATATTGGTCATAGCCTGTACCGTTAGGAATGTTCAATATCAGCATATTTTCACTAGCAAAATAGTTAATTTGCCAGCCAAAAGATTCGAAATAAATAGTTGCAGCTTGACTTACAGCATAATAAATCTTGTCAGTAAGGTTAATTCGTGGGTCTAAGCGTGAAGATTGCAGGGCGGCAGACATTGGTACTAAACCGTCTTGGGTCAATAAAAGCAGATCACCACCAAACTTGTAAAAGCACCTACGGCTAAAAGTTTGACCCAGTTGCCATACGCCAACTTCACTCCACGCATCAGCACTACTAGGGTTTGTACCCTTATAAACAATAACTTCACCCATGCTAGTAACAAAAGCGGATAGATCATCTACGCCATAACCAGCATCTAAAGTCCATGTTCCCATTGCTTGAAGGAAACCGCCTGATCTAGCAATACCCCCTAGCGGGAAATCTGAAGCTGCACCACCAATGGATTCAACATTAAGATACCAAAATGTCATGCTGTTTTTTTGTACAAAGAAAAGCCTGTTTTGGCACATATTGACATTAATAAATGTGTTACTGTTTACGCCTGTTATGCCTAAAACGCTATATGTACCAACTACGGTAGCATTTGCCGCTGGTGCAGTAGCCATTGTGTAGGTAAATGCGCTTGCGCCCGTAACAGTAATAACATAAGTGCCGTTGTAATTAGATTCTGTAGCACCTGAAATAGTGACACGATTACCTGTTACAAGGCCATGCGGTGCAGAAGTTGTTAGAGTAGCTGTTAAATTACCTGCGCCACCCCTTGTAATGGTACTAATAGTCTGTGCGGTAGATGTAGTTGCCATCCTAAACCAGTTTGTACCGTCATAAACCATAGCGGAATCTTGACCGTTTACGGCAATAATAAAGTTGCCGCCATCGGTTGAAATCATGCAATGCTGAAATCTGCTGTTAGCTAATCCCGTAAATACTGAGGTTGCAACAGAAGTAGATGCGTTGTAAATTACCCCATTGGCTATAGCAAAAAGGGTGTTTGTGCCATCAAATCCAGCATAATTCATTAAGGTTTCTACATTGCCCGTAATGCCTGTGGATGCTTGCGAATACCCTTTTCTAAGGGTTACATCGGTAGGTGTAGGAAAAAAGTTTACCAATTGCACCGCATCTAACGGTTGCATTTCAGCTAACGAATCCCTAGCGTTCCAACCACCAATAGGGGAAGCTAACGATGTAGTTCTAGCCGAGAACTTTTTAGCGACCGCCATGATTAACTGCCATAGCCAGTATCGGGGATGTTTGCCCAACCAATAAGCACGGCACTTGGTTGCGGTGCAAAAGATAGGGTAGCAGAGCCTTTATCGTTGGCTTTAGCAATGCTGAGATAACGCTGGTAATCTTGCTGCAATGCAGTAGTATCAAACGACTTAATTTGGAAGTATTTAAGTTTGGTCAGCAATACGATAACAGCGTCATCTAATACAGTTGTGTCGGTATCTGCGGTAAAACTGTTTTTTACAGCATCAGCCGCACTTCTAGCCCAACCTTTAGATCGGTACTCAAAGCCTAAATATTCAAGGGTGTTGTATGGTGGCCAAATTTCAAATTTATTACCAAGAATACGCCAACGAACCCGTGGGCCTGTTGAAATATAGCCTGATTTAAGCCATTGCCATTGCTGTGCATCAACTGGGCCAAGCATTTGCCAATGTTTAGTTTTATCCCAATGGGTATTGTCTGTAATTGTTTCGTAGTCAGGTGGCAATGGGTAAATAGTCTGACTAAAAGTAACCGTACCGCCAATAGTAGTTGCAGAAGCTAATTGGCTAGTAACTACCGTTGAACCAGCTACAGATTCAACATAGGTATCTTGTGGAATTGCTGTACCTACAATACTGTAATTTTTATCTAAACCTGTCGTATTAGCCACATTTAACAGGTTGTAAGTTCCATTTACAGTATCGCAGGTGGTTGTTATTGCGTTGGTGTAAAACCGATATTCCAACTCCAATGCTTGCCAATTGTGTTCCTTAATTAAGTCGTACCCAGCACGATTCATCAACGCAAGAATCTGTTGCACATCTTGGTTTGTGTTTCCTGCTACATAAGTAGGTACTGCTAAGTTAAGTTCAGCGGTGACTTGCTGTACAAGTTCAAGCATTGTTGATGACATATTAGGCTTCCTCTGTGGCTACCGTTTTCTGTTTACGGGGTTTCTTTTCACCAACAGCAGCAAGTATAGTAGCCATTTGCTCTTGCATTAAGGCTAACTTCGCATCTGTTTCTGCCTTTATTTTAGCA